TACCTTGACGGAGTTACTTCTAATATACAACAACAACTAAATGACAGAGTCACTGCTAGTAGCTCCGCAACTTTTACTAATAAAAGCGGAAACATATCACAATGGACTAATAACTCAGGTTATATAACATCTTATGCTTCTAGTTATTCCCAAAGTTCAACTTCAGGATACATTAGATTTGCTAATGGTATGCAAATGTGTTGGGCGAGAATTTATAATGCTTCATGGACTCCATCTTGGACGTACCCACTTGCTTTTCCAAACGCTGTTGTATCTCTTTCCAAACATGATGAAAGAACAAGTTCTTCTGGAGATGGTTCAAACTACATATATTCAGTTAGCACTACTGGTGCTGTATTTACTACAAGTGTAAATCCGGGTTATCAAAGAGTAATTGCTATAGGGTATTAACATGGCTAAATACGCACACATAGACGAAAATAATATTTTAAAAGGTTTTTATGATGACTCTGTACACGACAGTATTCCAACACCTAAAGTAAGTTTAACAGAGGAACAATGGCAAACTGCAGTAGACAATAATCACAATTATATTGCTGATGACGGCTCATCAAAAACTGTAAATTTAGAACCTACTGCGGGAGAAAGAGTTGCAGGGGCATACGCGTATTTAAATTCTACTGATTGGTACGTTGTTAGGAAAGCAGACACAGGTGAAGCTGTTCCTAGCGAAATAACAGCTAAAAGAACGGAAGCAAGACAAACAATAAATGATTTAGAGGAATAAATGGAAATTTTACTTTGGATAATATTTATAACGGTAGTGGGCAAAGCACTATTAAAAGCAGTAGCTCCTTACACAAATAGAGAGCTAGATGAGAAGCTAAAAGAATATTGGGATAACTTAAGAGACTATTTTTAATGGCTAGAGCAACTGTTGCAGAATTAGATAAACGATTAAGTGCTCACGAGGCTGCTTGTGAACAACGCTGGAAAGAAAACTATAGACGTTTAGAAGCTATTGAAAACGGTATTCTTTCTATAAATAAAACTATTAGAAACAGTCTAATATTTACGATTACAGTATTTCTAGGAATTACTGGATTTTTTATTCAACAAAACTTGTTTTAATATAAAATGCTTAAATGGCTATTGTTAAATACGAATTCAAACCCGGAGTCAATAAAGACAATACTAACTACTCAAATGAGTTTGGGTGGTTTGATTCTAATTTAGTCAGATTTAAAAAAGGTCTTCCAGAAAAAATTGGTGGCTGGGCAAAATACATTACAACAGCTTTTTTAGGTAAATGTAGAGCACTACATCAGTGGGTTAATTTAAACGGTACTTCTATAATAGGACTTGGTACCACCTTTAAATACTACATAGCTCGAGGAGACGCTTTTGTAGATATAACACCCATAAGAAAAACCAATACTAATACAATCACTTTTGCTGCCAGTAATGGTTCTTCTACCATAACTGTTACGGATAGTGGTAATCATGACGCACAAGTAAACGATTTCGTTACCTTTAGTAGTGCAGTTAGTTTAGGTGGAAATATTACAGCAGACGTATTGAATCAAAACTATCAAATAGATTCGATTACATCTACGACCGTATATACCATAACTGCAAAAGATACGTCAGGGAGCACAGTGACAGCAAACTCTTCTGACTCAGGAAATGGTGGCTCGGCTACTGATGGAGAATATGAAGTTAATGTGGGTCTAGATGCTACTGTTCTTGGAACTGGTTGGAGTACAGATGCTTGGGGTGACGGTACATGGGGCTCTAGTTCTTCTTTATCAGCTATTAACCAATTAAGAATATGGACACACGATAACTTCGGAGAAGATTTAGTAATAAACCCTAGAGCCGGAAGTATTTACTACTACGACGAGTCAAACACTGACCAAAGAGCTGTAGAACTAGCAGGTAAAGTAGGAGCAAACAAAGTGCCAACTAAAGCACTTCAGGTAATAGTTTCAGAAAAAGACAGACATTTAATTGTTTTAGGTGCTGACCCATTAGATGCTAATGGTTCTAGAACAGGAGTTATTGACCCAATGTTAGTAGCATTTTCTGACCAAGAGAATGCTTTAGAGTTTGAAGCGTTAGCAACTAATACCGCAGGGTCACTTAGAATATCTTCAGGAGCTGTGATTATCGGTGGCATAAGAGCAAGAGAAGAAACTTTAATATTTACTGACAATGCTATGTTTTCCATGCAGTTTATCGGTCCACCGTTTACTTTTGGCATAAATATGATTAATGAGGGTATTGGTTGTATTGGTCCAAAAGCTATGACTAATGTTGCGGGAGGAGTGTATTGGATGGACTATACAGGATTTTATTTCTATAACGGTACGGTGCAGCCTATACAATGTAGTGTGCAAGACTATGTTTTTGACGATTTTAATTCTGCTGAGCCATACAAAACTTTTGCTTTTAGTAATCAAGAATTTAATGAAGTAGGTTGGTTTTACTGTTCTGCAAATAGTGCCGAGATAGATAGGTATGTTGTTTATAACTATTTTGAAAAAGCATGGGTAGTAGGACAACTAGAAAGACACGCTTGGTTAGACGCTGGAATAAATCAAAAACCTTTAGCCACTGGTACAAATACTAGTAATTATTTATATGAACATGAAGTAGGAAATGATGATGATGGTTCTGCTATGGCTAATGTATTTATAGAAAGTAGCGATTTTGACATTGCAGATGGCGAAGAGTTTTCTTTTTTAAGACGAATTATTCCTGATATAAAATTTACTGGTACTGCAGGTACTGGGCAGGGAGTTAATTATGTTTTAAAAAATAGAGACTTTAATGCCAGTTCTCTAACAACATCCGAAACAAAATCAGTTTTAGATAGTACAACAAAAATAGACGTAAGAGTTAGAGCAAGACAATTAGCCTTTAGAGTAGAAGGAGACGATTCAGCTACTGGTGTAGGTTGGCGATTAGGAGCAACACGTTTTGATTTAAATAAAAGTGGTAGAAGGTAGTGTCTAAATTAATAGAAACCAGACTACCTATTTGCGGAACTCCCGACGTAGCTCCCTCTGACTTTAATAGATTAGTAAGAGTCTTAGAAATAAATTTAAATAGATTTGACCCAGATGCTACTTTACAAATTTCAACAGCTACACGTGATGAAGGTAACTTTGAAGAAGGTTCTATTATTTGGAATACAACTGAGGGTCAGCTTCAAGCATATACAGGAAACGAATGGGTTGGTTTAACAGAGTCAAAAACGCCAACTGCCGAATCCAGTGGTGGACTACAGGCTACAAGTTCTTTAGGAGACGTAACGATAGGGACAAACGGAAACGTGGTTTTTGTGATAACATGAGTTGGGATAATGACACAAAATTAAGTAAAAACTTTTCTTTAAGAGAATTTACTAAAAGTCAAACAGCTGCCAGACATGGCATAGATAATTCTGTTTATGATGAAGAAACATTTAAAAATCTACAAAGCCTTTGCGAAGAAGTTGTGCAACCGGTTCGGGACTACTACAATATTCCTTTTAGCCCTAATAGCGGTTTTCGGTCTCTCGCTCTTAACAGACTTCTTGGCTCTAAAGATACTAGTCAGCATGTACTAGGTCAGGCAGTAGATATAGAAGTACCTACCATTAATAACTTTGAATTAATGGAGTTTATTTCTAGTAATTTAAATTTTGACCAAGTAATATTAGAATTCTATAACGAAGATGACCCCAAGAGTGGTTGGGTGCATGTTAGTTATGATAGAGATAAAGACAACAACAGATACCGTGTACTTGCTTACGACGGCAAAAAGTATACGGTATTACAGGACTAATGCCCGAACTAAACTTAGAAAACTATTCAGATTTAATTATAGGACTACTAACACTGTTGGTAGGTTTATCTATTAGAGATTGGGCAACAGCTTTTGTAAAAGGAGCAAGATTTAGATTTGACCCTTCGTTTGCAGAAGGCGACAAAGTTATTTTAGACGACCAACAAGCTATGATTGTTAAAATAGGTCTAAATACTACTGTTTTTGGTGTTTACGGAGATGACGGCTACACATGGCGTTTTGTACCAAACGAGCGTATTGCTATGCTAAAATTAGAGAAGATTGTAGACCCAGAGCTACATGCAGATACAAAACAAGAAAAGGCACAAAAAATTATTGATGCCATACAAAGTTCAGATATTTCTAGCAATAAGTTAGAAATAGATAAACTAAAAGGATACACCAGCGTAAAAGATGAAAAGAAATAAAAAATTAAAAAAACGTTTCCACAAAGGCTGCGGTGCTGTAGCTAGTGGTAAAAGAAAGAAAACCACCTATGCCTAAGAAAAGAAAAACAAAAGCAATCAGACGCACCACAGGAAAAGGCGGAAACTACCGACCTACCAAAGCTGGTGCAGGAATGACTGCTAAAGGAGTAAAGGCATATAGAAGAAAAAATCCCGGCTCTAAGTTAAAAACTGCTGTAACAGGTAAAGTAAAGAAAGGCAGTAAAGCAGCTAAAAGACGCAAGTCATATTGTGCACGTTCACTAGGACAATTGAAAAGAAGTTCAGCTAAAACTAGAAACAATCCTAATTCTAGGATAAGACAAGCACGTAGAAGGTGGAAGTGTTAAATGGCTAGAAAGTTTAAGAAAGTCCCTAAAACTAAAGGAGGTGTACCTAAAAAGTATGTAAAAGGTGCAAAAAATCCTAAAGCTAGGGAGAAAGAAATAAAAAGAACTGCTAAACTATACAAACAAGGAAAGCTTACTCCAGCTATGATGGACAGGATTTCTAAACTTAGGAGCAAAAGTGGCAACAAAAAAACTAGGAAAAAGAAAACCACCCGCAAGAAAAAGTAGTGCTGGTAGCGGTAAAGCCGCAACTATAGCTAAATACTCTAAATCAAGCGGAATATCGAAAAGCACTTTAAGTAAGGTGTATTCTCGTGGTTTAGGAGCATACTACTCTAGTGGGTCCAGACCTAACACTTCAGCACATGCTTGGGCTGCAGGACGCGTAAGAAGTTTTGCTACAGGCAAGGGCGGAGCTAGAAAAGCTGATAAAGATTTGTTAGGTGGTAAAAAGAAAACTAAGAAAAAAACTGCACCAACAAAAAGGCGTAGAAGAAAATAACATGGGTAAAGGACTTTATTACAACATTAATAAAAAACGTAAAGAAGGCAGAAAAATGCGTAAGAAAGGAGCCAAAGGTGCACCTAAAGCTTCTGACTTTAAAAAAGCAGCCAAGACTGCTAGAAAACCTATGAAGAAAACTGCCCCAACAAAAAGAAGACGTAGGAGGTCTTATGCCAAAAAGTAAATACTCAGCAAAACAAAAGAAGTTAGCTAGAGTCGCACCACCAAGAGATAAAATTACTGGTGCTGATTTTAAAAAACTTAAAAAGAAGAAAAAGAAACCCACTAAAAAGAAAAAGAAATGAAAGTAGCAGCACCAAAAGGCTACCACTGGATGAAGTCTGGTAAGTCCTACAAACTTATGAAAGACCCCAAAGGTGGCTACAAAGCACATAAAGGTTCAAGTAAATCTGCAAACTTTGCAGTTCAGAAGGTACATAAAAAATGATAGATAAATTTTTCAAACCAATCAGCGACTTAATAGGTAAAGCCATACCTGATAAAAATAAACGTATGGAACTTGAAGCCAGTATTAAGTCTCAAATGATTGACTTACAAAAAGCACAAGCAGACATAAATTTAGAACAGGCTAAACATCCTAGTCTTTTCGTTTCGGGAAGCCGCCCCGCAATCTTGTGGATTTGTGCATTGTCGCTTTTTTACCAATTCTTCTTAGCTCCTATGTTGAACTGGATAGTAGTTGTATCAGGAACATCTATCCAACCACCAGTATTAAATACTGAAGGACTAATGACTTTAACACTCTCGCTTTTAGGACTAGGTTCAATGCGTAGTTTTGAGAAATTCAAAGGCGTAGCTAGAAGTAATATGCGAGAAGAAAACGTAAAAGATTCTTTTAAACCATAGCTTTAAAGGTTAAAATCGACAGATATAATGAACAGAATAGACTATTCAAATTCAGGCTTAGCTGCTTTAGGTAGAAACGAAGATAGCTTTCTTGCCCACGTCGCTCCCGGCGAAATGGTCGTACCCCCTGTTATATCTGACAAAACTAAAAGAAGAATAGATACAGAACTACGTTATGCTGGATTAGACCCACGTAACTATCATGTTGGCGAATACATGACAATTAATCCTATAACGGGTATGCCAGAGTTTGGGTTCTTAAGTAAAGTATTTAAGGGAGTAAAAAAAGTTGCAACAGCTCCTTTTAAAGTTACTAAAAAAATTGTAAAAAGTGATTTATTTAAAAAGTTAGCTCCGATTGCAGCTAACTTTATACCTATCCCCGGAGTAGGACCTCTTGCAGCTATGGCGATAAGAGGAGCTATTGGTGGT